AACTTCATTCAAAGCGTTCCGATTTAAGGGCGCAAAATTTAGTTTGCAAGTTGGCGCAAAGTTTCAAAAAGGTGGTGCAACTGGGGCATTTGGCCCCGGCACAGGCCGCAACGACGCATACTACACGCACATCGTAGAAGATCGTGAACCGTTCATTGAGCCGACATGGAATAGAATGCAGCCAATTGTTGAGCGGGGTATAATTACGGATTTAAAACGAGTAATAGAGAGAGCGCAAAAGAAATGAATATACCTGCAATATTTAGAAAACTAATAGCAGACAACGCGGCGGCTTACGCTCGTTTTGCAGATAGGGTTTATCCATTACACGCAAACGACGCACCGACATACCCGTTAGTTATTATTACACCTGTTAGCATTACGCCGTCAACTAACAAAATCGTACCGTCACGGGTTGATAATGTTAGTGTTCAGATAGATGTATATTCTACGTCTTATGCAGACAACTGCACAGATGCAGAATTAGTCAGGACGGCGGTTGATATGGCAATTGGTAGCGTAACTTTTATGGGCGAGACTATACCAATGGACGGAATGCATTTTGAGAGCGGAAGCCAAGATTTTGCGGACATACAAGGGAGTAACGGGCAAATGAGAATTTACCGACACGTACATACATACGCGGTAAGGATTAAACGATAACAAAAACAAAAACAAAATATGTCAGACAGGTATCAATTCCTTAAAGATTACCAAGACCCGTTAAACCCGATAAAAACTTTTAAAGCAGGTACAACCGTGCGATTGTCGGACGGTGACGGCGCGGCTCTCATTGCGAGCGGCACGGTAAAATCAATACCCGATTTTACACCACAGCGCAAAAACGCATTAGCGTCGGGAGGCTGCACTCAATTAGATGAAGCGCAAAAGGATGCAATTCATGAAGTAATCAACGAATCAGTAACAAGCAATAAAAAAAAATAAGTCATGGCTACACTAGGCATTATAAACAGTAGGATAATGGTTATCAAAGTAGGCGCGTCGGTGGTTAGTTGCCTAACAGATGCAAGCCTAAGCATGTCGCAAGAGTTTAGAGACACTACATGTAAAGATAGCGGAGGGTTTAACAATATTTTGCCCGCAAAAAGAACATGGGAAATGTCCGGCTCTGCACTCTTTTCATACGACGGGACACTGACGTTTGACGACTTCTTTGCGCTATGGAATGGACAAACCAGTGCTACAATTGTATACGGAACAACCGTAACAGGTGATAAAATATACACAGGCACGGCATACCTTTCTAGCCTTTCAGCAAGTTCAAGCGGTACGGACGAAAATGTGACCTATGAATTTAGTTTAACAGGTAGCGGCACATTGACCGAATCTACAAACCCGTAATAATATTAAACATCATTTTGGGGATTATGCCATTTTGTGCGTAATCCCCAATCTTTAATCAAATACAAATGTTACAATATATTGATTTTGACGGCAAGCCAACGCCCATTTTGTTCGGTAACGCCGCGTTTTACCATTACGAAAAAAGGCATAAAGAAAGCGGTTTTGCTGCTTTTATGAAAGCCGTTCCACAGGATGAAAGCGGAAACTTTGACGTTAATAACGTGCAAATTTCATTCTTTGTAGATATTACAATGTGCGCTTTAATAGCAGGGGGCAATAAAGAAAGAAAGCCGTTCATGGGTATTGTTGACGACGTAGCGGCGTGGATGGAATACGATAACATGATAAAAATATTAGAAATGATAACGGACAGTTTGCCCCGCGAAAAAGCAAACGAAAGCACAACCGCCGAAAAAGAAGAAACAGAGGGGGAGAAATAGGTGTTGATTATTGGCAAAGTATGATTGACGCGGCGGGTTGGGTCGGTATGACAGAAAGCGAATTTTGGGAGACAACGCCGCGCTATTTTGTTGCCCGTGTTCAAGGCAAACAAAGAGACGACCGCGAAAACTGGATGCGTTCACGACAAACCGCGTATTGGGCAATTTTGCCGCACATGGGTAAAAAACAAATTAAACCCACAGCCTTGGGCGTTTTTGCATGGGAGCAAACAACCGCAAAAACGCTGGAATTAACACCGGATAAAAAGGCAGACATGGACAAGTTTAAGCAAATGGCATTAAATCTACTCGAAGCGCAACAGGATGGCTAATATAGCAGAATTAAATATAAGGCTGGGAGTTAGATACCGCGACTTTGATAGGTCAATGAAGCAGGTAGAAAGCCGTTTGCGTCAAACCGCGCAAGCGATAAACGGCGTTGCAGATTCTATGCTGCAAAGTTTTACCGCTCCGTTGGTTGGTATTGGCGCGTTAGCGATTAAGGCGGCGGGTGATTTTGAGGCATTGAAATTGGCCATGAATACCACAATGAAAGATGCGGGGTATTCAACAAAAGAGACTGCAAAAGAATTAGAGGAACTTAGGAAAGTAGCACTCGCACCGGGCATTGATTTGGAGCAAGCCGTTAAGGGTTCTATTGCTTTGCAGTCGGTTGGATTTAGTGCGGAAAGAGCGCGTAAAACATTAGAGCAACTCGCAAACGGAGTAGCGGCGGCGGGCGGTAGTGCACAAAATTTAGAGGGCGTTGTTAGGCAGTTTGCGCAAATGTCTGCAAAGGGCACGGTATTGCAAGAAGATTTAAGGGTAATTAAGGAAAACATGCCCGGCGTTGTTAAGGCTATGCGTGAAGCATTCGGCACAACAACGGCGGAAGGAATACGAAACGCGGGTATTTCGGCAGATCAGTTTATTGACGGAATTACCAAACAACTTGCAAAAAATGAACGTGTGCAAGGTGGTATAAAAAACGCAATTGACAACACACGGAGCGCAATTACTCAATTTTTTGCGGCTATTGGCGATGGGATAAATGAGGCGTACAATTTAAACGCGGTTGCGGGCGCAATGAGTGACAAGTTAGGGCAACTTGCAATGATGTTTAAAAACTTAGACCCCGAAACAAAAAAGAGCATTTTTAACTTTGCCCTTTACGCGGCGGCGTTTCCTGTTTTGTTAAAAGGCATGGCGTTGTTGTACGGAGCAGGTCAGCAGGTTATTTCAGGTATTCGCCTTTTGTCGGGTGGTATCGCAAACGCAAGCGGGGCGGTATTAGGTTTTGCCGACAAGTGGACAAAGTTAAGCGCGGTTATGAAATTTTCCTATGTTGGTGCGGCGGTTGCAATTGTGGCGGCGTTATACTTAGGTTTTCAAAAGTTGTCCGAAAGCACTGAAAAGGCACTGCATACAACGCGACTACTTGAAAGCGTTGAAAAAGATGCAAACGCGCAAATAGGGGAGCAAAAAGTAAGGGTTCAAACGCTTATTGGTGTTTTAAATGATGAAAACCGCACTAAGCAAGAAAAAATATCAGCACTTGATACTTTAAATCAAATAAGCCCCGAATATTTCGGAAATTTAAAGTTAGAAAATGGTCAGGTAATTGGCTTAACAGCATCTTACGACGGATATATAAATAACCTGTTAAGGGCGGCGCGGGCAAAAGCAGCCGAAGGCAAACTGATTGAGATTGACCAAAAAAAGGCCGAGGCTCAAAAGGAATTATTAAGACTGCAAAAGGCAGGTAGCGGCAATTTTCAGCAGTCAACAGGCGGGTTGGGTAGTGTAACAGCATTTGAGCAAGGTGCAAGCAGCGCGCGTAATCAAAATATAAGCGAGGCGGCGCGGGCGGTTAGCGCATTGGAGCAAGAAGAAAAGGCATTAAGGGGCGTTATTGAGGCAAATTTAGACCTTACACCAAAACTAAAGGCAACAGCAAAAGCAAATAACGGAGTTGGCGAAAGCGCGGCAGGGGCGGCAAAAGACACTAAATCATTATCGAGCGTTTTTAAGGAAGTAACGACCGACATAGCAAACATAAATAAGCAAGCGGCGGCGTTAGGCGCGACAGGCGGCGAAGATCATTTCAATGATTTTGCAAACGGAATTGAGCGCGGTATTGGTAAACTAATCGAGGCGGGCGCAAAAGTTGACGGCAAAGAAATTGAAGCGTTAAAAAAGTTGGCGCGCGAAGGATTAGGGAGTAGATTAACAGCACCGGAACTACTACCAACAGCCGCAACGCCGGAAAGCGTCGGTACAAGATCGGCAGCAATTCCAGATGTAAGTATTGGGTACGACGAGGCAAAACTAGCAAAGTTTCAGTCAGATTCGATGTTGATCGGCGAAACGCTTGCGCAAATGAAATTAGGCACAATTTCAGCAAGCGAGGGTTTTGCGATTATAGACGAGGTAATGTCTAAGACAAACGAAAACTTTTTCCTAACAGGGCTTAGGATACAAGAAATGACCTTTTCGTTTCAATTACTAGGAGAGGAATTTAAGAAACTTGGCGAGCAATTTTTAGTGGGAGGCGAAGCACAAAAGGCGATATTTGATGCAGTTGGAGCAAGTATAGCGAAGTCAACAAATGAAGGGAGCGTAAACATGAAGAATTTTGCAAAGGAGGCAATTGCAAGTTCTATTAAAGTGGCAAAAGCGTACGCGGTGCAGGGTATTTTTGCGGCGGTATCTAATGCACTAAAACTACCTTTCCCAATTAATTTAATAGCAGCGGCGGGCGCGGCAACGGTTGCGGGTGCATTGTTAAACGGTTTGGCCAACAAGATTTCAGCACCAAAGTTGGCAAAGGGCGGTTTGGCATACGGCGAAACATTGGCAACCGTTGGAGATAACCCGAACGCAGGAGTTGACCCCGAAGTTATCGCGCCATTATCCAAATTGAAGGATATTATGGGCGGCGGCGCGGGTTCGGTAAATGTGGGCGGTACGTTTAGGATTAGGGGCGAAGATTTGGAATTAGTGCTTGAAAAGGCGCAAACAACAAAAAGGAGGCGTTACGGCAAATAATGGCAAAGAGATTCTCTAGTACATTCTATTCAGCAAAAAGCGTTTTATACGTTGTTGAAATTTGGGATTCTGCATATAGCGGAGCGGTAGAGGAATTTACTATTTCGGGTAATAATTTTCAGTTGCAGCAGTCGGGTTCGGGCGAAAAAATACTAAACCACATGTCGCCTACGAGTTGCCAATTTGATTTTTTTATACAAAATACAACACACGAGGGGTTAATTACGGATTTAATCGACGCAACAGAAGGGCGTTTTACTATTGCCATATTCCAAACCACAACAACAAACCTATATTGGGCGGGGCAAATTGTAGCAGACATTGGAAGTATTGAAGAGGCGTATTATCCGTATGCGTTTACTATTCGAGCGACGGACGGCATAGGGCTACTTAAAACAGTGGACTATAAAGACACGGGCGGCGCATATACGGGCAAAGACAGAACGATTGACGTTATAAAAAGGTGCTTGAAAAAACTGCCTTATGTGGCTGTTCATTACACAAGTTCAAGCCCTTTTGTATCTACTATATTGGATGTTTGGGCTACGGGCATGACAAATATAAGTAGCGGAACGTGCGCTTTATATCAGTCCTATATAGATAACTCCGTCTGGCAGTCCTACGATAAAGGAGTTGAAAAGTACACAAATTGCTACGATGTAATTGATAACATATTAAAGCCGCTCTTTGCTAGGATAACGCAAAGGAATGGTATTTTTTTAGTTGAAAATATATTTTACCGTACTGAAACATCGGTAATACAACGCACGTATTCGAGGGACGGAGGTTTATTGGGTGCGGGCAACTATACCCAAATTTCGGACATAAATCAAACCGATTCGGGGGCATTATTAGCAGGGGCGCAATATGAGTTTTTCCCCGGACTTGCAAAAGTACAGCATACGTACAAGTCAAACACGCGGCGCAACTTTTTAGAAAGCGCAGGTGCGCTAAACGATACAAGTACGTTATTAGATATAGAAAAACCGATAAACGCAAACGGAGGTAGTTCTACTTTGCGGCTAACGGGCAATGTCGTACTTTCTTTGCAGTCCCTAATACCGGACGGCACTTTTATGTCTCCATTTGAGCCGTTTTGTATTATATTTAGAATAAACTTATTTTTAGATACCGTTGGTTTGTCGCGGCAATATACCGTACTGCCAACCTTTCAGGTAAATTACGGAGTAACGGAATGGGCTGCTTCTCCGGGGTTCTTTATTGCGCTTCGCATTGATAACGCGGCGTTTTTAGTGAACACAACAAGCGACGTTTTTACATTTACGCAGGGCATTGATATTATGACCCCGGTAATGCCCGAATCATGCGAGGATTTTAGCATCTCTTTTGATGTTGCATCTATTCAAAAATATAGCGGCGGTACTTACAATTTAGCAGATTTTGAAATAGGGTTTCAGTTGAACGATCAATGGTTGGAAGTGTACAGTTATGGCAATCCTGCAATAACAGAGGATGAGGTTGAGTATGAGACAATAAACACGACCAATACAACTAACACCGCGGCAATAGAACAAGATTCATTGATTGGAACGTCGTCAGACCCTAACAGTTTGGGCGCGTTATGGGTTAAGCCTGCATCAGATTTTGTATTAGCGAATGTTTGGCAAACAGGATCGGCAACACCAAATACGCTACTCGAGCAACTTGTTACAAAAATCGCTATGTCGGGGCAATACGCGCCTACTAAGCGGCTAAACGGGGTTTTATATGGAACGATAGACAAGTTGGCGCGGGTTTTATGGGAGGGCGAATATTATCTATTTTTGGGCGGCACATGGAATGCCGACATGGATGAATTAACGGGCGATTGGGTTCTACTTAGATACGATGTTGATTTTACACCATCCGCACCAATTAAAAAACTAATCACAAAGCCCGGAACACCAACGCACCCAACTTCGAACGGCTTAGGTGGCGCAACATACGATGTATTAGCAAGCCCACCAGCCGCAATGCTTTACCCAGTTGCGGCCACCACGAGTTCGGTTGCTATGTTGCCCGGTGCAATTACAACACTACCAATAAGCGGAACGGCCACAGACGGGGATTTTTACATAGGTGATACAGTTACAATAGTAAACCCGCTAACGGGTGAATTTACAAACCTAACAGTAACAGCAAATAGTGTCGCGGGTGACACATCGGTAGCAGTTAGCGGCACTTTGCCGGGGCAATATCCAGCCAACGCCCCGATTATCAAAAAGCCCAAAATAGGCGGTTCGGATTTGCCGCCTTTAGGTAGTCCGTTACAGGTTTTACAGGTCAATGCGGCAGGTACTGGATTGCAATATTATAGCCAAAGCCAACAAACGACGACAGGCATTGACTACACTTTTGCCTTACCTGCAAAACGTTGGGCGGTTGCGGTATCAATCGAAAGTGCGGCGCAAACCATTACAATAGGCAAAACAAGCGGCGCGGGTGATTATAGTACATTAGATGTAGTGAGCGGTGAACCAAACACGGTAACGCTATTTGTTTACGGCGGTGCAAGCGGAACGAATATATTTTTTGCGGGCATTTCGGTAAGTACCATTATAACGATTTTAACAGTATGAGAAATATTAAAGGCGAATACATGGCGGGCGGCATGGTTGGTGATTGTACTATAATTTTTACAGCAGAAGAAATGCAAAGCCCCGAATTTATAGCACCATTAAGCGTACTAAGAAAATTTATTGGTCAATCAGTAAAAGAAAAAAAGAATAATGAACAGGATAATTATACTATTAGTAGCGGCAATATTGCCCATGATTTTAATGGCACAACCAGCCGAGGTTGTAGCCAAAAAAATACGGGCAACTGAAAAACTGCAATTAAGCAATAAGACATTAACGGCAATAGTAGAATCTATTACCGTTTTAAGCACACACGCCCAAAGCCCAACCGCAAAAGCGGTATACGATTTAACAGCGGCAATGATAACTAGCGTATCTACTAACGCCACGCTATCAGGTAACGGTACGGTTGGCGACCCATTGGGCATAGCACAACAAAGCGCAACATCGGGACAGGTGCTAAAGTGGAACGGTTTGGCATGGTTGCCCGCAGCAGATGACAATACAATACAAACCCTTTCCTATTCCGCTCCAAACCTTACATTGTCGAGCGGTGGCGGTTCGGTTGCTATACCGCAAGGAGACATAACAGGCAGTGGCGCAAACCTGCAATTTGCATACTTTACAGGGACAAAAACAATAACTAGCGGCAATAATTTGAAATTTGGAGCAACAGGAAATGAAATATCTGTATTTGGGCATGAATTAGTAAACGCTGGAGGCGTTTTGCCTTATGCGTCAACAAACGACTTTGCAATAAAGACAAAAAACAATTTTCATTTATTTACAGATATTGCACCGTCTTACCCTCTTTTTACCGTTACATCGGCAGGCAAATTTGGAGTTAACAACCATAATCCAACAGATTACTTCTACATAAGAAGCAATGATCTTAATACGTACATAACAGGCGAGACGACACAATTTGGATCAGTTGCAATACCCGCAACAGTTGGTTTTAAATTTATTGGAGGCGGCGCGTACCAATTGGGCGAAATAACAATGCAGTCAAGATTGGCAAATGTATTAGAAGGCTTAATGCAGTTTAAATCGAGGACGGCGGCTGGTTCGATAGTTACGGCAATGGCAATAACAGGGGACAATGTAGGCATAGGCACGATTAGTCCAGCCGCAAAATTACACGTTGTCGGAGCGGCTCGAATAACAGGCAGCGCAGGTACTGGCACGTCTGTAATGATAAGGGACGCAAGCGGTGACGTGTCTAATGCAACACTAGGCGCGGGTTTATCCTTGTCAGGCGGCACACTAAGCAGCACAGCAACAGGCACAGTAGGCGGAACAGGAGTAGCAGGTAAGGTAGCCTATTGGAGCGGAACAAACACGCTCACATCAACTACCAATTTCCCGTTCGACGGCACAAGCCTAGCAGTAGGGCGAAGTACGGCGGGGGCTGGTAGATTTAACGTAACAGGTAATAGTACAAGCGTTGGATTACAAGTTGACGCAGGTACACTGCCATCATTCGGGGCTACTGCTCAACTAAGAGGATCAAACAGCACGTCAAACCAAAGTTTTTACGGAATTGACGCAGAAGGCAGCACCACGGGCGCGGCATCAAACTACTTAAACAAAATAGGTAATACGGGCGCAGGTAGCACTCTGTTTCAGATAAATACAACGGCAGCGGGCGGCGATCCTGTTGTCCAATACAATTTAACAGGTGGTTCAACAAACTGGATTCACGGTATAGATAATTCAGATGGGGACAAATTCAAATTGCAGCCGTTTACGTCGGTTGGAGACGGCGATGCTGGATTAACAATAACAACTGCGGGGCTTTTCGGGATAAACAACCAAAGCCCGCTAACGACACTGGATATTAGCAACGCAACGGATGGCATATCTATCCCCGTAGGAACATCGGCACAAAGGCCAGTTGTTTCAGACCCTATAATTCGCTACAATTCAGAACTGCAAGGTTTAGAAGTAAAAAATAGCGGTAACTGGCATTTACTCAATTCCCAAAATTCGCTATCGTTAACAGGCTCAAATGTTGCAGGACCATCATTAGGCACTTCGCCAACATTGACCATAAACGGAGGTTTTGAAACAGCATACACTATAACGCTAACTGTTGGCAGTGCGCCAGCAGCAAACGGAATTATATATACTAGAAACTTCCCTTTCTTGTGGAGTAGCGCACCTAGGGCGGTATTTTCAGCAGCAAATGCAATAACAGCGTCCGAAATAACAAAATTTTACGTAGGCACTACGAACGGAACAAGTTATACAATAAACGCAAACGGAACCTTGACGGCGGGCGCGGTTTACAAATTAAACGTATTGGTTCAAAACTAAAATATATGGCAGCAATAGGCAATACAGCAGGGGAGTTAATTATAAACTACGTGCAGGGTGACGACATTACGCAAACGCTTAGTTTTTTTGATGAAACAGGCGCAACCATCACCGTGGATACATGGGCATGGGAAATGGTCATTAAAAAGTGCGACGGTACGGTATTAGTAACTTACAACGCCGCACCTGCAATAACATTTGACGACGACAATGTGCTAAGGATTACAGTTGACGACACGACGGCAATTAGTGACGACCTAATCGATGCAAAGCACACAATTTCAGCGACGGTTGCAGGAATAAAAAGAACATACTTTTTTGGCCAATTCAAAGCGCAAAAAATATGAGTTGTACTACAAATGTGACGATAAAAGATTGTGAGGTAATAGTAGAGCCGAAAAGCACGAACGCAATTGTAAAAGTTGACAATTGTACTGTAAATGTCACTTTGCCGTCTTGCACGCCACAACCAGTCGCAAACCCGCCACGGTGGTACACAAATTTGGAGTACTACGACAGCGACGAGGAGGCAATTAGCGACGGATTAATAGTAGGTCAAATTTACAAAATTAAAACGACGGGCGGCGCGTTAGGTTTGAAGCGCGGCACAATAGTCGAAGTTGAAGCAATTTAAACACATAAAAAATATGAGATTACTTTTTTTAACGGTTTTTTTGATCGTAAACTTATTGGGCGCAAAGGATTGTAAGGCGCAAGGCGTTGGCACGTTTCAGTGGACAAACGGCGCACCAAATAATAACCCAGGTCTTTCGGGCGCAAAGTTTGCCGTTGACAAAAATACGTACCGTTGGTACGAATGGGTAAG